CTGAAATTGTCGTATGGCTCTGTCGGCTTGCCTGTCAGAAACAGTCCCATTGACCAGTACACAGCTAATGTTCCTCTTCCTGAGAAAGTTATAGATAAACACCAACGCGTCAACGTGTATGCCCATGACCACGTGTTTCTCGTTGCCGGTTATCCGTAGGTCGTCCAGAAGCATGTGCGCGTAGGGCGCGGCTTTGGCTTCACCCAGCAAACGCCTTAGCGTCATGATATGCTGCGCTTCAAGGAAACTCAGACCACCGTGGTTGATTGCGTGGACAATGGCATGGCTCAGCGTGGGGTATTGTCGTAACAGGTCGGTGATAGCCTTCGTGTCGCCATCCACGATGATCGGGTCCAGCCTGATGCTGGGAAGCTGGAAGCCCACGTCGGCCAATGTCCGCTGAACACGATGGTCGTTGATCAGGTTAGTCAGGTCGGCTTGCGCCTCTGGCCTGACCGTCTGTCGGGAGCCATACTGAGACAGGTCGCTGTAGAAATACTTCTTGATAAACGTCCCTTGTGGCAGGGTGGTTGCTCGACATAGCTTTAGAAATGTGTAGATATCCAGTGGATCATTTGCCATCGGCGTGCCAGATACATGCCAAATATGCTCAGCAAAATTGACAAGTCCACCAGAACCATCAAACTCAGGACCGAGTATGGCCTTCGTACGCGCTGCCTCAGAGTTTTTAACATAGTGCGCCTCGTCCATTGCCACGAAATCAATAGGCTCACCACTCATGTAGATCGATTTCGCCCACTTGGTGGCCTGTTCGTAGCTTGTCACTAGGATGTGGTATCTACCACGTTGCCATGCGATGAAATCATGGACGCTACGGCCTTCCGTGATACGGTAGCCACGCGTTGCCCACTTATGGAACTGATGCACGGTGTTGCGCCGCAGCTTGGCCGGGACAATCATGATACCACGCTGCGCCTTGATCATGTCGGCCGCGCGGATCACCTGTGCGGTCTTACCAAGTCCCATAGCATCATGCAGACCAGCACGCTCGCGGCCAGCCAGAAAAGCCACTCCATCATCTTGGTATGGGTATATGGGCTGAAACTTGCTAGGCTGTATTTGTGCCATTGATATGTCCTACGAGAAACGTCTCACCGTAGTACCCTAGCATGGCTGCTTCAGCCCTGTCAACTAGCCTGCCGCCCTTTGGCCCACGGAAGCCGTCGCGGTGGTCTGGAAACAACTCGTCAGCCCTACGCATTATGGCTTCCCCTGTCGTGTCCTTTGTCTTACCCGGAACCCGTAGGAGTTTCTTCCACGTACTCGGAGGTATCTCCTCGATGGGCAGCTTCGCCGCTATACAAGCCATACGAACAAGTCCGACACATAAGCCCATAACAAACATACCACGATCACCCGGCCGCTCCCATATCTGTTCGATCACCACCCGGTCAGCCCCTTTGACCTTGGCTAGCTCGAAATAGTTCAAGAGCGCCACGTCATCAACACGATTACGCTTTGTCTTGTTGACCGTGGTCGTGTACACAGGCATGTTCTCTAGGTGGAGTATGCGCCGCGCGTGATCGTAGTACGCCATTGCACCACCCAGCCCGCAGTCAACCCCTATCGTGGTCATGACTTAAAGATAAACATCGCGCGTAATTGGTCTATTACGTTCCCGATTGTCTCAGCTTTTTGTGGGGCTTTAAGGCTTAACTCGTTTACCTTGTTTACGATAGCCCAGCTTAACGCAAACACGACTTCCTCGGCTGGGTATTCGGCTACTTGGTCACGTAATTCATCGATAAGCTCATACGGCGCAGGACGCTTGCCACGGCTATACACTTTAGCCATGATGCGCTTCTATTTTCGTTTGTTTCCACGCCAACCAAGCCAGCATAATGCGTGGATCACGTACTAGCTCTCGGAACTCTTCATATGTGGCTTTACGTAGTTCTGACGTGCCTAGGAAGAACGAGAACTTTCCGCACTCGATACACATCGAAGTGTCACCGGCTACAGGCTTTGCCCCTGCTTCAAACACGTCACCAGCCGCAGTTAAAGTGTGGTTACACCACGGGCAGTTGATCGGCTTACGAAAGGTAAATACGTTATCGTCTATGGTGCTCAATTAATATCTCCCCTTTTGTCTCGCAGCATATTACGGTCACGTGGTAGCGTTGGTCCGCCTCTCCACGTCCGCAAAATGACTGTATTACGTCCAAACCTTTGACACGTGTTTTCTTTATGACACGTTCCATAGCTGCGAAGATTACGTCTTGTATGTTCGGAGGCCAGTCTTGTAGCTGGCCTTCCATGTAGCCGGTCACGTCAGCGTGTAGCTCAAAGATTTTGAGCGCCTTCGCCTTGACGGTGAACTCAGCTACACCAAGTCCTACACTATCATCCTGTTCGGGTTCCATGCTATCCCCTCTGTTCGCACGTTGAACGCGTCATCCAGTGTCTGAGGCGGGCCAAAGTACCCAGCCAGTATCTGATACGTGGTCAGCGACCATCCTTTGGGGATCACTGCCCACGGGGTGGTCGGTGGCAATATGTTGGTGACTTGGACTGCCTCTGCCTCTGTCGTCACCACGCGTATACCCTGCATCACGTCAGGATTGTTGACCTGTATCGCCACACCATACTGTCGTGCTATCGCCATAGCCATAGTCAGGTTAGGCGCTAACAACACCATTGGTACTTCCACGTCGCGCGTCAGATACGTGGTAGGATCGTCCATCAGCTTTGTCATGGGAGTGGCTCCGCGATTGCGTTATCTATGGCACTTGGGTTGTACGCAATAAGGTGGTCGCCCTTGTACACTATCAACCACCCTTGCATCAAATCTATCTCAACTTGGGTCATCACGATGGTCGGTGGCGTGCCGGTGAAATCAAGGGTCAGTTTCTTTGACCCTTCACCCGGTATCGCATCACCGGGATAGGCTACGCCTTTGGGGCTAACGACTATCTTCTGGACGGCAGGGTTGCCCCATGACAGCGCGGTGCGCTTGTCCAGTGTTTCATCCAGCAAGACCACCCATCCGGCTCCAAATATCACCGTGTCGAACGATGCAGTCAGGATCAGCGTGGTCCCTTGCACGTTCGAGACTATGACATCCTTGACTACCCCAGCCATGTCACTCCCCCATTACCTTGTTGATCCGCATGACATGCTCACGTTGGTCCACACGCAGCTTGCGATCTAGCTCGTCTTTCACTGCGATTAACCCAGCAATGCGTTCGTTCACGTACTTGGAGAGTGTTCCCCAGAACGGATCAGTCATAGAACTCGACATGCTAGCCCGTGGTCCAACCCGGTCAACCACCATCTCTGTGTCCACGTCCAACGCGTTAGCCAGTTGGCGTGGTGTCATGTCCAACGCCAACTGGATACGCGTCATGAAGTCATCGTCTGAGCGAGGGGCGGACGTAATTATACGTCTTCCTGCGGCCTTGCCCCCCGTCGAAACCCTTCTCTTTGTTCGTCCTAGGTCGGTCATAGGTTGGCCTTGGGTCTTCGCGCACAACGGGTTCGCAGCTTGGTATGTCGCCTTCCTTCTCGTCAGTCTGCCATGACCTGTGGCAGACTGAGCAATGTATCATGTCGCCCATCTGTGTCGTATGCGGATGCTCGTACCACTGTCTCATTGGCCATTTTCCCACAACACCCACAACACACGCCATCCAGTTTACAACATGGGTACTGGCAGTGCTTTAGCCCAGTCTGTCCAACGCGTCCATCAGGCCCTTGATGTGTACGCCCAACATCTGCACCACGGCTTCGCGGCGGGATTTCTCTGGCACACACCACCCTTTGCCTTTCATCACGTTGGCCAATGTCGGCCGGGACAATCCCAGCATCCCAGCCAAATCCTCGTCGCGTATGCCCGCATGCTCTTTGATCAGGCGCAGCGTCTCGGGAAGGATCGTGCCTTCGGGCGCTTGCTCGGTGTTCTTGATCCTCTTGCCGCCGCGCCCTGTGTTCGTAGCCGGTCCTGCCCCTACCGTGACCGTGGGCGGCGGTGGCGGGGGCGGCGGTGGGGGATTAGCCCCTTGGAGGTTTGGACGCTGTGGCGGGGGCGGCGGGGGCGGCGGCACGCGGCCAACGCGTTGTAGGTTTGCAGGAAGGTCTGGCCCAAGGTCTGGCTCACCCGTTGCACCGTTACCCGCAGTTGACGTGTCAGGCACGCCTTCAAGGTCTGCATAGGTCTTCGTCTCGTCCAGAGTTTCGCCAAGTTCGATTGCGCTCTGCCACCACGCCAACGCGTTGGACGCTTGGCCGCGTGCCTGACGTAGTATCCACGCGTCTTGAAGGGTGATACCAAGTCTCTGGGCTGCGCCTAACGCCAGCCCATCGTCGTCGTCGCTGACCATATCCAAGTTATCAGCTAGCTGCTTGGGATCAGGAAAAGACAACATGATCCTGTTCAACACGCCTGCTACTGCCATCGGGGGGTACTCCGTTTGTGGTTTCGGGTCAGGCGTGACTTCGCCGCCGTACTTTTCCAAGTCTTCGGCAACAATGCCCACGCCTGCTAAAATCTGGTTATCTGTACGTTGCCACGTCAGTTGCTTCCACACTTCGTTCGCAAAACTTCTAGCTAGCTTCTCGTCCTCGCCTTCCACCCACATGCGTGCATCAGTCGTGACGAAGTTCAACCAACTCGCAGATAACACGTTGGCGAAGCTTTCAAACAGGTCGAGCAAGCCATCGTCGTGACCGTCGTCCCAGTCATCATGGCTACCACGTGGTCCGTTGGCCTTCACGTAGGCTGCGTACCAATGCTGAATGTCAGGCAGGATAAGCGCCGTTGCCTCGTCCAGTAGAACCCGCTTGGATATCTGTACCAACAAGCTGGCTGCGCCTTGCGCGGACTTCAGCCTAGTCTTCTGCCATGTCGGGTCTTCCAACAAGAGGGGCAGGATGTGGTTACGACCACCCGTCAATAGGGCGAGGCTTAACGACATCAGGGAACCTTCCTGTTGTCCACCAGAACCGGCTCTGGTTCTGCGGAACCATCCCGAAAAGGCGTTGATACCGCATTCTGACAGTTATCAATAAGGACTAGCATAACCCCGTCCACATTGACCTGAACGATACTCGGATCAGTCAATACTAGCTGGACATTGGTGGCTGTGCGTAAATGTGTTGCTGCACCTTCCATCGTGTTCTTGGTGCGCTCGACTACTTCCGCCATCGTGTCGGCTATAATACCCACGTGTTCCCTCCGTGTTTGAAATAAGTGGTGGGAGAGCAGATTGGCTACTCTCCCACCTTCAGGTCAGCTTTCACCTTTGACGCCTAGGGGATAAGCTGTTTGGGCTGGACTGACCTGACACGCTTGCAGGCAACGCGTACGCTACGAAGCTAGTTAAGCTGCCTTCCGCGTCAGCTTGGGCGCACCCGGCTCGATACGGTAGACCATCACGCCCCACTCGCCCGTCTCCGGGTCTTGCGTCTTGCGGAACGTGTAGTCATGGGTAGCGCCGTGAGCCTTGCGAATACGCCGCGACACACTGGTGAAGCGATTGACCAGCTTGCCGGTGCTGTCCTTCGCCGCCTTCGTCCGCTCGTCAGGGTCCGTGATAGTGTCGGGAACCTCGGTCGGGACAAAGAAAGACGCGTACTGAACCGGTGCGCCCTTGCCCTTGCCCGGTGCGGGCGCGGGCATGTCGATCATCAGTTTCTGGTACACGTTCTCGCCGCCGCCAACCCGCCCACGTCCACGTGCGCTGTCGGGAATTTGCGTGGTAAACTTGATCTTGGGAAGCTGGATGCCAGCCGCCGCACCACCGTTAGTTCCTACGTCCGTCATTTCGATTAACTCCTGTGTTCGTTGTCTGTCTTGTGACCACCCTGATGTATGGTGGTTTGATTGGCCTGTCAACTACCCTGTCGAGTTATTTCTCTCCTTCTTGGTAACACGTTTGACAGAGTGTGTCAATGTCATTGACGTATCTGTCAAACGCGTTTGTAGCTTGGAAAACCTAAGCCGCGTGCTGGGTTTTCAGGTCTTCGTCGATCCGGTCAACCGCCATGTGAAGCGCGATGATGTGGCGGCTGAGCATAGCTTTGGTCATCATGATCTCACTGGCTTTCCACCGCTTCCGGTGAACCGTATTGTACTGACGCATCAGTTGGTCAACCATGGTCATAAGCGCCATGCGTTGCTCATTCAGGTTCAGTTCAATTTCATACTTGTGCGTCATGTGATCTTGTCTCCAGTTGCGACGTGTGCCTTGGGGTTCAGCCACACGCATTCCTCTGTTACGAGGACAACGCGTGCGGGGGACAATTGCATCCGAGCCAGCGCAACGGCTTTGGCCTTGTACGTAGCCATGTCAACCTCGCGCCACCACACATCCCGCTGGCGGGGATCGCTAATCGCGATCTCCACCCGGTAGTAGCTGCCCTTTGTGCCGATCACGTTAGCAGCCCCTGTATGGTGGTTTGTGCGTCTTCAAGCTGGCTGAGAACTTCGTTAAGGCTGTCCGTCGCGCTTTGAAATTCCGTGCCGTTGTCGCTCTCTTGCCATTTCTCAGACTTGTCCGAGAACTGGCTTTCACGGTCATTGGTCAACGCTTGAAGCTCGCCAATAGCATCAGCCAGAAGCTTGTCGATCTTGTGCAACGTCTTGTTCATTTGACCTTCCTTTCATCAACGCACAGGCAGTGCCAATCACCCCTGTGTTCGTATAGGATCATGTCATACTCTATGCCTGTCGTCAAGAGCAATGTTTCCAAAAACCATACGTCAAGCCCGTCCAATTCGCGTGCCACATAGACGTTGAAATGCTCTGCCAACGCGTCACGTATTTGTGCGTGGTCAAGAGGTTTGGCCTTTGTCCGCTTGACCGGGTGAAATGCCAACGTGTTGACAGCATGTAGCTGGCGGGCTTTTACCCAGTCGGGATTAGAATTAGCTTCTTCCCAGTACCGTTCCCAGTCACCCAAGGGGCCGTTTGTCATCGGCTTCGCCAATCTCAAACAACTGTGTGAGACGTACCTCTACCATCAACGCGTTTTCACAGCATATGACCAGCCATGCGGCCATGTAGTCAGCCGCTTCCTGTATCGTGTCGGCACGTTTCGCCGACATGCGCCATAGGCTTTCGCCGGGAAAGCGCATCTCGAATGTCCATGCCATTAGCGCCGTTCCCTTTCCTTGCCTTCCAGCCACAGGGTTTCCCCCGTGTTTCGATACGCGTCAAAGATAGCCCGTGCGTGGCCAACAAATTTTTCCCATAGTTCTCGGTCACGCTGGTAGGCTTTATTGCCCACCGTCTGATAGTCGCGCCCATGTGGTGCTGCCAGTCCCAGCTTCTGTATCAACGTCTCCGCTGCACTCGACACGTCGAATGCTTGTTTAACAAGTTCCTCACGTGACGTGCCGTTCAGGTTGACGATAGGTCTAACGTAGTCCATTGCCTTAGTGTATGTCATCTTTCCCTCACAACTTGTTGGCCCAGCGTACGCCGCCGATACATCAGTGACTTGTAAATCTCGCGTCCATTCTCAGACAGGCCAGCCATGCCATTCGAGCCAAGCTGAAACTTGGGCTTGAACCCGATCTTATCCAGCCGCCCGAAAATCTCATATTCGGGCGACCACTGGCCATCGTGTTGGTAGTACGCGAACAGATACCAAGCCTCGCATATGTCGAACCTGTCAAACATTTGCCTTCTCCATTGCCTCATACGCACCTTGCCAATCGCTGCAAGCCACGCGATTTGAAGCCTCCGTAATTGCTTCCGCAATTGCTGTCTCGCCAACCTTGAACGCGTCACTGGCTTGTATAGCGAGATAGTTTCGCACAAGGTAATGCGGCACGTCTTCATTCCCGCACGTTCTAACCAATGACATGCAGTATCCAAATTCGCCGTCTTTCCAGAGTTTCATTTGTCCTGTCTCCAATCGCCCATGTGTTCGTAGTCAATCGCTACTGTCATTTACCTATACCCGGTTTCTATCATTGTCAATAGGCCCGGTTACAAATTTTCCAAATGCCCACGCAACCCGCGGTGTACGCAACCCGAACGAGTGCAACCGACCATATACGTGATATGATGATATGTTACATGGTAGTCGTATCGTCATAACTTGTTATCCACGCATAAGCGTTGAACTTGTTCGCCAC